TTCTCGACGCTGCACACGCGGCAGCACGTCTGGAGACGCGGCCACCGACGAGGACGCCGGAACGACCGCTGACAGGCGCGACACGTCCGCGGCTGCTCCGCGGCGTACGGCCCATCCCACTGGCCCGCGTGCAGGGGCTTCGTCTCGTCCAGCGCGGGGGGCGTGATCTGCGTCCGCACGCACGTCGCGTGAGCCGCGGGCCAGTGCTTGAGGACCGCGCATCGCGAGCACCGCACGCGCTCCTTGCCATCGGGCAGCACGCCATCAGGGTACCACTGGTGCGGCAGGAAATATCCCGGCAGCGCGTCGTCGTCGTCGTCAAGCATTGATCGCCTCGTGATTGGCGATGCGCTGGCCGATCCACCGCATGACGTTGCAGGCCATGCTGTTCCCCAGCGCCTTGTAGCGCGGCCCGTCGCTCGCGGGCTTGCCGCGGTAAGTGATCGCCGTCCACTCGTCGGGGAAGCCCTGCAACCGCTCACACTCACGCGGCGTCAGGCGACGCACCGCCATCGTCGGCGCGGCAAGTACTTGCGGGATCTCGTCCTCGTGACCGTTGCCCGTGCCGACGCGCAGCGGATGCGTCACGCCCCCGGTAACGGTTTGGTTGTACGGGTCGAACGCGAACACCTGACGGTTTCCGCTACCATCATTGGCGCGTAAAGGAAACGCCAACTCGAATCCCACTTCTGGCGTGCTGTTGCCGTTTACTAAGAAAACTCCGGTAGGCGTATGCTCGACATTCACGTCGCCACCCTGCGAGCCGAGGTTCGACTGAAACGCGACGACGTCGGGGACGACGTTGTGCAGCCGGAACGTGGTGCCCTCGTGCGTGTAAGTGTGCTGCTCGTGCGCGGAGATCGGGTCTGCGACCTCGACGGGCCATTGGAATGCAATCGCGGGCGCATGACCACCGCGCGCAAGGGGGTGACAAGGATCGCCGTGCCTTGGATTGCTTCGGTTTGCGATGCTCGTGACCTGAGTCGTATCAAACGGCACAGGCTCCACGATGTACGCGCCGTTATTGTCGAAATCCGTCGTGCTGAAGCCTCCGGTCTGTGCAGCACCGTCGAGCGGTCCCGCGATTGCCGGCGTCCATGACGTTGCCACAAGATCCGTCGCGGACTTGAAGTCACGCGCGGCGACGGTGCTCGCGACGTTGTGCGGCGCGGTGGCGTCGAGGGTGGGGGCGTGCTCTTCGTAAATGCCGAGGCCGGGGGGTCGCAAGCGCACGCGGCCCTCTGCGTCGGCGCTCGGTGTGCGCGCTATTCCGTCTCGGACGGCGTCGCTTCGGATGCCCCACGAGATTCCAACGCCCGACGCAGCGCCTCGGGCAGCACCTTCCCGCGACGTGCTGCGCGACGGACAATTCCCGCGCACGCCTTCGGGCTCAAGAAGAACCGCTGCGGCACTGCGCCAGTCTCCTCCAGCACATCCGACAACGAAGACACGTCGCCGTCGCTGTGGGACGGCACGAGGGTGTGATTCCACTCGGATGAACTGAGCGTCCAGCACTCTGTAGGCGAACCCGTACCCGAGTTGCGCCAGCCCCCCAAGGAAGGCACCAAAGTCCCGTCCTCCGTTGCTTGACAGGACACCGGGCACGTTTTCCCAAACGCACCAGCGAGGCCGGAATTTTTCAAGAATGCCGAGATAGACGAGGGCGAGATTTCCTCGCGGGTCTTCAAGCCCTTTGCGGAGTCCTGCAACGCTGAAGCTTTGGCAGGGAGTTCCACCCACGAGAACGTCAATTGCGTCGCTTTGAATGGGCCACTCACGGTAGGCCTCCATATTGCCGAGGTTTGGTACGTGGGGGAATCGCGCGGCGAGAACCGCGCTTGCGAAAGGGTCAATCTCGCTGAACGCGACTGGCTCCCAGCCGAGGCCGTGCCAAGCGACCGACGCCGCTTCGATGCCGGAACAGACGGAGAGGTAACGCATCACGACTGCGCCCCCTGCTGCCGCGCGCGATAGGCCGCAGCGTCCGCGCGATTGCGCTCGAGCTGATTATCGCGCGCGCACATGGGGCCGCAGAACGACATCACGCGAAACCTCTTCGGATGCCGGAAGCGCGACGCACACCTCGCGCACGTCGACCAGCGATTCTTCGCGTACGGCCCCTCCCAGTGCACCGACGCGCCGTTGCCTTGCACGACCGGCTGCGGAGCCGATGGCGTCGTGTGGATGCGGTAGCGCGCGTTGCACAGGTACGGGCACGCGTCGCGAGCGCCCGCCCAGTGGCCAAGCATCCCGCAGCGCGCACAGCGCAGACGCGGCTCGCCGTCCTCGCGATAGCCGTCGGGCCGGAATTGGTGCGCGGTCATCGTCGCCCCCTTCGCTCGTTGTACAGCGGCGAGTCTGGCGTTGCGTCAATCTCCTTGAGACTGCCGCCAGCGCCGCGCGCAAACGCGAATTGCACTCCGTTGCCTCCGGTTTTGCCTTTGACGATGCGGCCGTGCACCGTCGCGGCGTCCTGCTCCTCTTTGCGCCAGAGCACGATCACGAGCTCTGCAAGGTGCGCGAGGTCGCGCGAGTCGCGAAGGTCGTGCTTGCCGGGCTCCTTGCCCTCGCCGCGCTCGACGGTCAATTGCGACGCAAGCCACACCGGAATACCCAACCTTGAGGCGGCAGCCTTGATGCGCGCCGCGATGGTGCGGACCTCGAGCCGCGTGTTCTCGGTCTTCGTGCTGCACGAAATGGCCTGCGCGTAGTCCACGAAGACCACGTCGCAGTGCATGACGCGCACGAGCCGCGCCATCTCGCGCACAACGTCGGATTCAGTCGCGCCGGGGATGCACGACGTGATGAATCCAGCCTTATCGCCCGCCTGACGCGTCTTCGCGACCGCGTTGGCGATGCGCTCGTGGTCCTCGTAGGACAACTGGCGCGCGCGGATAGAGTGCCCGCTGACGCGTGAGAATCGCGACAGCAGCCGGTCCTCGATAAGCTGGCGCGGGTCTTCGATGCTGATGTAGCCGAGCAGCAGTCCGCGCGCGCCCAGCTTCTCTCCCATCGTCAGCGCGAGCGACGACTTTCCGACGTTGGTGTCCGCGCCGACGATGGCAAGGTCGCCCGGCCCAAGGCCAGCGATAGCGTCATCGACGGCCGCGATGCCCGTGGGCACGAGCCCGCCCGTCTGCTGCTGCGTCGCGCGGCAGTACGCGCGCTCTACGGCCTCCGCGAGAGAGAAGCTCTCGACGGTAAGCGCCGCGTCGTCCTCGAGCGCCGCAGCGCAATGCACCGCCGCGCCGGCCGCGTTCTCGGTGCGCACGGCGGCGAGCGCGTCGAGGAGGTGCCGCTCCTTGCGCCTCAGCCCCGCCAGCGCGAGCACGCGCCCGTGGACGACCGCGACGTCGACCAGCAGCGCGCCGCCCGTCGCGAGAGCGTAGACCGCGTCCGCGCCGCCCACCGCGTCGAGCTGCTGGCGCTGGCGCAGGTGGGAGACGACCGTGGCTTCGGTGACGCGCAGCGACGCGTCGAGTAGCGCACGGACAGCAGCGGCGACGGCCTCGTGCGTCGGCGTCGTCCACGCATCAGAGGGCACGCTGTACGCGTCCGCGATGCGCGGGTCTGCCATCATCGCGGCGAGTAGCGCGCGCTCAGCCGACACGTCGCAGAGCTGGTCAACCCTCGAGGTCACGGTACGGCTCCTTGGGCTTTGGCGGCGGTGGAAGGGCACCGGCCCAGTCTTCTAACCAGAGATGCGGCGTCGTGTCCTGTTTGCGTTTTTCGCGAGCCTGTACCCAGCGCGTGAACGCCTCTTTGCAAAGATATTCGCAGTCAATATCGTGCTCAGCAGCCATTTCGCGGATGCTCTCTGCGACCTCATCGGCGCGTTGAGCGATGCCGTAGCGGTTAGTGGGCACCTTCCAAGGTGTACCACGAGCCTCGCTGACGACGCGTTCGATAGCTCGACGCGAAAATGACGAGTCAACAGCTAGACTCTCAGAATCCCCAAGCGCGCTGTTTTGGTTTTCTTCTTTGGTACGGATAGGAACGGAATGGAATGGTATGGTATGGGCACTGTTACGCGTAACGCTCGGTGACGCGTTACTAACGCGTTCGTCGTGCGTTACATTTTCTGGCGTGTAACGCGTTACATTTCCCGATTCTGTAATCATTTCGCGGGAAGCACCGCGCTTTTTCTCGCGCTTGTTGTCCCTGTAGCGGCGCACGCGCTCGGCTGTTTCAGCGCGTGTCAGCTCGACATTCTCGCGCGACGACTGGCGTTCCAGCCAGTTGTGGAAGCGAAAACCCGTCGCGGTTTTCTCCCAAAGTCGCACGCGCACGAGCTCGGCCGCGGCCTTTTCGTGACGCGCAATCCCAAGTCGCGCGACCTTCGCCGCGCTGATTTCGCCGTCGGTGAGGTGCTTCCCGCACCAGCTTCCGGCCAGCGTCCAGAGCGCAATCGCGTCCCCGGCGTGCTTGCCTTCGAGCAGCGCCTCGACCTTCGGATGGTCGCAAAAGCCGTCGTCTACTCGGAACCAGACCATCAGCGCACCTCGCTTTTGGCGCGCAATCTAGCTGGACGGACGACCGTTTTCGATATACAAAACCGCATCGGGAAACCTCCATTTTCTCGGTCACGGGCTCGGGCGCTGACACGCCGCGAGCCCATTCTTTTACGCGAACACGTCAACGCTACTTTACACGCCACGGTGCGTCAAACACCGTGCGCTGAATCCTAGCGGGCCATCCTCCTCGGCCAGCACGACGAGGTCCGCAGCCGACAGCCGCGCTAGCTCAGCCTGTAGCCGCCGCAGCGTGGGCCGCGGTGCAGCAAGCGCCTCGCGCATCTCCGCGTCACGGACGGCCAGCGCGAGGTCACAGCGGGCACGCGCGCGCACGAGGTCGGCGTGCACCTCGTCGATGTGGCGCGTGCGGTCGAAGACGTCCACGGCGACAAGGTCGCGCCACGCCTCGAGCACGCGCGCGTCCTCGGGAAGCCCGCACCACGGCGGCAGCACGTCCCGCGCTTCGATGGCGTCGAGGTCGGCTGCTACCAGCGCGGAGAGGCGCGCGCGGCGCACAGCGTCGATCACGCGTCGGCCCCTTCGTCGGCGCGCGCGATGAGCGCACGCAGCTCCGCGCCTCGACGGTCGCGGTAGCACGTCAGCTCGTCCGCGAGGCCGTGCTCGCCAGCCGCGCGCAGCCGCAGCACCTCCGCGCCCATGTCGCGCATCTGGCGCACGTAGTCGGCCCGCAGCGTCGCAGGGCACAGCCTCGCGGACGTTCCCATCAGCCGGTCACCTTTCGCGCCGCGATGATCGCCGTGCGCCGCATCCATGCGGACGGCGTCAGGTGCTCGGCATCAGCTGCGCGTTGAAGAGCATCGCGCTCTTCAGTGGTCATTCGCACGTTGAAGTTGTGCAGCCGCGGGTTCTCCACGAGCCGCGCGTCCACCGCAGGATTACGCCTGCGTGGCATCGTTTTGCCTAATATGAGTGAGATAGGCGTCGAAAAAATAATCGACAAGATTCCTAGTTTCGACCAATGAATCGAGCCAAAAATCAAACGACTCCTGATCTTCTGTCGAGACTGTTCGCTGCGTCGGCATGTTGCCGTTTTCGTCTCCGACGTAATCAATTTTCACACGCTCCCACGCGTTGCTCAGCTGCTCTAGCAAATACGGGATGCGATCTCCGTGCTTGTTGTATTCATTCCAAAGTTGCTCCGCGTGTTCGCGGTCATAATCAACCGTGGCCGTTTGGTCGTTCGTGGTATGTTCAGCCGTCATCGTCGCCCCTTTCGGCGGTGATTGGCCCTCGTGCGTTACTGGCGCACGGGGGCTTTGTTATGCACGCGCTGTTCTAAAGCGTGCCATCGTCTGGATTACATAGAAGCGCGCGCGCGTCAAGTGCCCTGCGCAACAAAGTGAACCAGCAGCTAACGCCTCGTGTCGCGGGTAGGGAGTCGCGACGGCGTCGAGCTGCTGGTCCGCGACGTGATTACGCCGCGCGCGTCATCAGGTCAATGTCACGGGGTCACTTCTGCGAATTGTGACCCCGGATAGTCACGGCAACCGCCAGAACGCATTGGCGGTCGGCCCGCAGTCCACGCGCCGCCAGCCTAGCCGCAGCGCGCGCGCGAGGTCGTCGCCGCTCGCAGCGCCCCAGTGCTCCGCGTCGCAGCGGCCCGGCCCTCCGCGCTGGACGGCGACGAGGGCGCGTTGGTAGAGCCGCTGCAAGCGCGGCGTGCCGCCCTCTGGTAGCGCGCGTATGCGGGCCTGCCGCAGCGACGGGCGCGCAGCGCGGTGCACGGCGCAGTAGCGGCGCGCCATCGTCGCGATGCTCATCTCGCCTCGAGCAGCGCGACGCTCGAGCACGTCGAGGATGGCGGGCCAGTCCTCCGCGCGCGAGCTCTCCGCGACGAGACAGCGCGCGACGTCGGCGGCGTCGTGCGACGCAGCAGCCGGCGGGTCCTGCGCCTGCGCGGTGTCGCACGCGGAGCAGCTGCCGAAGCCGATGACGGCGAGCAGCGCGCCGAGCACGATGTCATCGAGGATGCGGGTCACGCGTCACCTCCGCGCCCGGTCATGCGTGGCAGGCCATCATCGGAGGCATCGCGATGAGCCCGCCAGGAGGGCAGCGAAATATCGTCGTCCGCACGCGTCGAGAGCAGCGCGGCGATGGCAGCGTCACGCAGCGCGCCGACGACGAGGCGGGCAGCGAGACGCGCTTCGCGGACGTGCGCGACGGCGAGGTCGAGCAGCAGCGAGCGGCGGCGTGACGGGCTCATGGCGCGTCCTCCACGACGACGCGCGACTCGCCGGCGACGTCGGCCAGCTCCTCGACAAGCGGCTCCTCGAGGCGGGCCAGCGCGGCGCGGATGCGGTCCAGCGTGTCAGTGCGCGACGAGGGCGGCGCGGCGACGGGCTGCTGCTCGAGCGGCTCCTCGACGGGCGCGGCATCGACAGCGGGTGCGACCTCGACGCGCGGCTGGCGCTTGCGCGGCGGCGTCGCGACGATGACGGCGTCCGCGAGCGGCACCTTGCGCGGCCTGCCGCGCTTGCGCTTGACGGGCTCGTCGCTGGCGATCTCGACGGGCGGTGGCGCGACGACCTTGCGCGCGCGACTCGGCGGCAGCTGCGGGCCACCGACGCGCTGTTGCTCGATGAGCGTGACGACGTAGCGCGACACCGACTCGTCGGCGGCTGCGGCGAGGTCGCGCAGGAGGTCGTGCGTGTGCACGGGCAGGCGCACGAAAAGGGCGGGCAGTTTCGAGGATGGCGTGTCAGGCATGGCCGCGACGGCTAGCAGCCGATCTAGCATCGCGCAAGCCGACCAAGTGCTAGCGCGCGAAATAAATATTTCGCACGGCGCGCGAAATAAT